ATGCACTCAGCGCACAACTTGGAAAGTGTGTAGCGGTAGACAAATTTATTTAATAGGGATTAAATCGATAAGAGCAGATACCAGTCTTTGAAACTGGGTGAGAAGGAGCGTTACCTTCAGTCCCTGCCAGTTATGGTGTTGTTAGTGTAATGGATGCACAACTGTCTGTGAAACAGTTAGGGAGGGTTCGATTCCCCACTTCACCCCAAAATTTGCCGCTTTAGCTGATATGGTTATAGCAACGGTTTGAAGCATCGTGGAACTAGGTTCGATTCCTAGAGGCGGCACCAAGAACATTATAAATATGCTTATGTTTCAAAAATTAAATATATCTTTTTTAGAGTTAGATTTTGTTAAATTAAAAGGAGTAAATGCGTTTGATCTTCCGAGGTTCAAAGAATTTACTATTTTAGACACTGACTATTTGTTTGCCATATTAAATAAACAAATTCAGTTTGATGTAACACCTCGAGTAAACATAACAGAAATTACATACCCTGGTGCCGGCCCTCATACTGATACTTGGCAAACTGCTCTTAATTTTTATTTTGATGCCAATGAAGATGAAACATTTTTTTGGAAAGAACTTAATGCAGCACCGGATTCAAAAAAAGGATTAGTATCCTACAATCAAAAAAATTTAGAAAAGATAGGTTCCTTTAAAGCAAATAAAGGAGATTGCTATTTATTAGATGTTGGTAACTCAATTCATTCTGTAAAAATGTATACGCCAAACACAACTCGAAAAATATTAAGATTATTTTGGCATGAATTATCATTTGAACAAGTATTACAAAGTTTGAAATTCGTGTAATATAAAAGAACGTGTCAATGTCCTCCGACTGTCGGAGGATGAAGTGCTGTGACAAGCATGGGTGTTCAATCAAAGACCGTGGCCGACAATGGGAACGGTTAATCTGCTTTGGCGATCACGGGTCATTAACTCAACTGGATAGAGTGCAAGTCTTCGAAACTTGACGTTAGGGGTTCAAATCCTCTATGGCCCACCAATATACTACTAAATAAACACAGCAACTATAATAGAAAAGGAGTTTTGTCGTGTCAGTATTAGCACTAGATATCTCAGGAACCCCCAGACAATGGATAACAAATGATACCGCAATTTCATACCACGCCACCAAATCAGTAGGTTGGAGTATGGGAGAGATTGTGGCTAGATATCGGGGTGGACTTCAAAATGATGGTACATCAAGTTACCTAGAAACTTCGTGTATCATTGCTATCAAGGGTCACGGGTTCAACCCACATAAACACGCCCAAGTAGCATTGAGTAATAAAACATTGTTTGGTAGGGATAGAAATCTTTGTGCATATTGTGGCAAGTATTTTGCCAACTTCCATGCTTTAAGCAGAGACCATATTATTCCTAAAAGTAAGGGTGGAGACAATACTTGGATGAATGTAGTCACCTCTTGCCGCGATTGTAACAGTGAAAAAGGACATAAAAGTTTGAAGGAAGCAAGAATGGAATTGCTTTACCTACCATATGTACCTTCACATTTTGAAAATATGATTTTACAAAATCGTAATATTCTAGCCGATCAAATGGAATATTTGATTGCCGGCGTACCAAAACACAGTAGAATTTTGCTTTCCTAGAACTGAACGGTTGACAGTAATTAAGTTGCCTGCTATAATAGAGGCAAGTTAGAAATTTAGCTGGCGTTCGTATAATGGATAATACAAGGGATTTCTACTCCCTTTATGGCAGTTCGATTCTGTCACGCCGGACCAAAGTAATAAGCATCAAAAAAAGCTTGACAATAAAAGACAAGCTTGCTATAATGTGTTCTTACAGTCATTAACAAGGAGCAAGAATGAATGTCTACACACATCGTGTGACGTATCTGAAGTTCAGCGAAATTTTGGAGATGAATGTCGAAGTAACTTTTCGCACAACAACGGACATGGTTGCGCAGCATTATGCGGCCGCTAAGAAGTTGGCAGTGACAGACACTGTTGTGATTGAGCAGATTGAGGCTTGACAATAAATCAACACTCTGTTATAATAGTTGTATAGTGAGAAAGCAAGTCTCTCACGCTCTTTAAAAATTTATGAAAATATGACTGTGAGGTCATATTGAAGCTCTAGTGTAAATGAGCACATCCCCCTAAGTACTAGTCTTGGAAAACACGGGGAAAGAACACGCGGCTCAAAAAGCAGATGCGAGTGAGTTTCAATATGATCTTACACAACGGGACGTTAGCTCAGTTGGTAGAGCACCGGACTTTTAATCCGATTGTCGTGGGTTCGACCCCCGCACGTCCCACCAATATGCTCGATTCGTCTATCGGTTAGGACGCCGGGTTTTCATCCCGGCAAGAGCGGTTCGACTCCGCTATCGAGTACCATATAGAAATGCATTAGATCCCTTGTATGTTGCTAACCCACTATCGGTAGCGGCATATATCCCTTTTAGTGTGTTTCTATATGGTATGTGAGGGTGGTATGTAGGTTGGTAACCATTCCAGCGAGGACCGGGATTCCCAAGCCAGCAACACTGGCTACCATATATAAACACATTCTACCCTACCTTTGCTGGAACGGCTGCACAAGGATAGGCGAAAAGACCCGTTTGAATGTGTTTATATATGGTAAGTATAATAGGGGTAGCAGCGAGTGCCGAAAGGATGCGCTGTTATTAAATAACTATGTGAAGTGCCCCTAACTATGGTTACTATATAAAAACACCTGCTGGTGTATGTCTGACTGCAACAGCGTTATGGACTCGCTATCCTAAAATCTAGTGGGTGTTTTTATATAGTAAGTATAATGGAGAAGAAGCATCAATGGTGATGCAGTGGATTGTAAATCCGCCGCCTTCGGGCACGACTGGTTCGATCCCAGTATTCTCCACCAAAAATTCAATTCCCTTATAGCTCAGTCGGTAGAGCAGTTGACTGTTAATCAATTGGTCGGAGGTTCAAGTCCTTCTAAGGGAGCCAAATTCAATGTAAGACACCATATTGAAGCACATTTCTTTAAGGTTGTAAGCACTCTAGCTTAGCGACAGGCAATGCTAATACTCAACCAGCCTGAATGAGTGTGTTATGTGCTTCAATATGGTGTCTTTGTCTCTCAAGTGTTACGGCAGCACAAGGGCCTCCAAAGCCTTTAGCCGGGGTTCGACTCCCTGGAGGGACGCCAAAATATCACCGGGACTATAGCTCAATCGGTTAGAGCAAAGGACTTTAGGAATAAATACATTTATGTTAAAATGTAATTATTGTAACCGTGATGAAAAATCAGCCAACAGTAAGGTTCAACACGAACTATATTGTAAATCCAATCCTGATGCCAAAGTTAAAAAAGCATCGATGGGGATGTTAGGTAAACAGGGAGTAAATCCCTACCACAAGAGAAAGCCAAGAACAGTTACTGAAGAGGGTAAAGCAGCTATACGTCAAGCAAATGAAAATAGAGCATGGACTGATGAGCAAAGAGAAAAACATTCAGTTAGTATGAAGTTGGCAGTACAGAATAACCCCGAATCATATACCTCCTCTAATAGAGGAAGAACTAAACAGATTATTTATGACGGTGTAAAGTTTCAAGGAAACTGGGAACTTGACTTTTATAAATGGTGTAAAGAACATAATGTGAATTGTGTGCGTTACGCAGGAAAAGGTTTCAAATACGAATGGAATGGAATAAGAACTTATTTTCCGGATTTCTATTTACCAGATAAAAACATATATGTAGAAGTCAAAGGATATAAAACTGAACGAGATGCAGCTAAATGGGATCAATTCCCAGAACAGTTGCTAAAAATTCTGAAGGATGATATAATAGAGATACGACACAATTCATTTGTGTTATAGAACATCGGGACTAACGCCGTATTGGTTGCAGGCACCGCCCTCATAAGGCGGAGACGAAAGTCCATTGTCGGTTCGAATCCGACTGGTCCCACCAACTCTTCCTCTCACACACGGGATAAGATGGATAAGATAAAGTGTGTGGTGTGCGGGATTAGTTTAATGGTAAAACAGCAGATTTCCAATCTTCGGTCATCAGTTCGATTCTGATATCCCGCTCCATAATATTTGACTATTATTCGTGTATGATGTAAAATAGCTTTTGTAAGAAATTAATTGCTCCGATGGTGAAATAGGTAAACACAAGAGACTTGAGAGTAAAATTTGAGTGCCCTGAGGGAAATCTCAGGAGTAGAACCCGTCAAATTCGGTGAAGGCTGTAAAATGCTAATACCGAGCGAAGCTTAGTGAGAAATCACTTTGAACGTGTAGAGACTAGACGGCGGGCATCTAAGGTAGTAATACTATGATGAAGGTATAGTCCAGACCACCAAACCGAAAGGGTAGTGAAAACTATAGTGGTAAGAAAATCTCTCGCCGTAAGGCTTCCCGGTTCGATTCCGGGTCGGAGCACCATAGTTTTACAATTTGGAGAGCGGGCTGTGTGGCAAAGGCAGCACCCTGCTAAGGTGTAGGACGGTGATGAGCCGTTCGCAGGGTTCGATTCCCTGGCTCTCCGCCAAAATTAATGTGGGTGTGCGCTGAATGGTTAGGCACCTGATTGCAAATCAGTATAATGCAGGTTCAAGCCCTGTCACCCACTCCACTCAGACATTTGAATCAATGAATAAGTGATTCAAATTAATTTCAGCTTTTAATCTGATTAGTAAAGTAATACGTGGTAGAGGATTTATGTTAATAACACTATGCACTTCTTTAACATTGATCACGTGCGGGGTAGTCATTTCTAACTTGTCCACTACGATACAATCTTTTGGTTGGTACTTATAATAAGTCTGTACTTTTTCATTACACGCAACATACGATTCATTCGTTGGTTCCACTGTTGTTTTGTAAAACACAACGAAACTACGTTCACCGTTTAATATTGGAATATTAAAACTATAGGTACTTGTACCGGTATCAATATGTATGGGTGAAGTAGAAGATCCTTGCGTAATATTAAAGGCAATTGAATGTAATTGATCAGTCCATTCCAACCTATCTAGCTCTTGTTTTAACTCTGCTATTTGTAAAAATTGTCGGACATTGTCAGGAATATAAAAAAGATTAGATATGCCAAGATGTTCAGTTGGAAATAATGCAAACACCTGTTTTTGTATTGCATCTAGTTGTCCGATTTGAATAGGTGAATAGTATCTCATTGTGTTGTATTATCTAACGTACGGGCCCCAGGCGTGACCAATTAAAGAATATCGGACCCCTTGACTAATAGTAGTCACGTTATGAACGTAATGCGAGGGGAAAAATATTGCGGTACATTGCTGTCTAGAACAACGGTAGTCACCCACAAATAAATCACCACCTTCATATGCCTCATCCGCTGATAGCTGTAGTATTACATTTAGTTTCCTATCTAGGGCGTGATAAATGCTGCTGTATGAATCAGTATGATATCCAAATCCATCTCCCTCTGAGTATGCTTTCAGTTCATATGGTTCAATAAAACTGACATTTGCTTGCGATGAAATTATGTAATCTCCCCACAATGGATCTAATAGGTCATAAATCGCAAGTTCGGTATTAAATAATAAACAAGTGGAAAATGAAGCCTCACATCTTTCTGGAGTTTTACTACCTCGACGATGGACTCCTGAGGAGGGTTGCAATATGTGTGCTATTAATTCATTGGCTACTGTAACTGAGATTGCATTTTGTATTTCAACTACTGCACGTGAATAATCTATTGTGATTTCTGGTTTAGGCTGTACAGGTAAAAATCTCATTGAGTATTTAGTATGATACACAAAATAAAGTTTAAATCACTTGACATTTAATGTCAAGTGTAGTACAATGTGTTTATGTTGAGAAATCAGCAGCGTTCTTTAATAAGTTAGAAACAAATTTTGCACCGTTAGCATAGCTGGCCTAATGCGCTACCCTGTCACGGTAGAGATCAGGGGTTCAAATCCCCTACGGTGCGCCAAGTAAGTAATGAATGCCCTGGTGGCGAAATTGGTAGACGCACCAGATTTAGGTTCTGGCGCCGAAAGGCGTGTCGGTTCGAGTCCGACCTAGGGCACCAAACAAATTAAAAGCCTGTTTAGCTCAATCGGGAGAGCATTTTCTTGGGCTATGAGATAAATAATACAAAGAGGTATTATATGTCTTCAAAATATCAAATAATGTGTTCTTGTATTAAGTGTAAGCAAGAAACAACAACTAGTCAACTGTCTAGAAGTCACGGGGGGAAATGCCCTGGTGCAAAAACTCAAACAAGATTTCCGAACAATTTCGGAAGAACAGCTTGGAACAAAGACCTTAAAGGAGATGAGAGATGTTCACGCAAAGGGATCAATGTTGGTAGAACATTGACGGAACAACAAAAAAATCATCTATCAAGTATTGCCAAAGCACGAGGCTTAGGTGGCTATCAGCCTAATGCGGGTAGAAGTAAGAAGTTTTATGTTCCGGATTCATTCGGTAAAGAAGTATGTCTTCAAAGTACATTTGAATTAAAATGTAGTCAATTACTAAATGACTTACAAATTCACTGGATTAGACCTACTGCATTGAAATACGATAACAGGAATTATTTCGCGGATTTTTATCTTCCGAAATATGATCTGTACCTAGATCCAAAGAATTCGTATAAAGCAAAACTTGATACGAATAAGATAGAAAAAGTCAAAGAACAAAATAATGTCAAGGTCATAGTTTTATTAGAACATGAACTGACGCATGAATTCATTAAGAGCCTTTGTAGTTAAACGGTATACCGTCCGCTTATCAAGCGGGTATCATAAGTTCAATTATTGTCGAAGGCACCAAGAATATGGGGGATTGATGTAATGGGAGCCTGGGACCTTTGCAAGGTCTTCGTGAGAGTTCGATTCTCTCATCCTCCACCATACAGTCGGGTATCTCAAGAGGAAGTAGAGCCTCCCTCATAAGGAGGAATGTGCGATTTCAAGCATCGCCCCGACTACCATAATTAATGCTTTATTTTCAAAATAGTCGTACATTTAATAAATACATTTAGATGAGACCACACACATTATGTTACACCTAATAACACATTTCACTGACAAGTTTTTTAATTTTCTAGCTGAAGATCCAGTTAGACCTTCTATTCCTCACTTGGACCGTATTGGTGATAACAGAGATATTTTTGTTTTCAGAGGTGAAGACGAAACGGTCCGAGCGATTACTTGTGTGAGTTATAGAAGTGAGATTCCCAGTAGAGAGGGTGATTTATTCACTGAATGCACTAATCCTAGTATAGCAGTATTTTACACGATTTGGAGTTACAAACCGGGTGCAGGTAGACAGTTAATTTTTGATAGTGTAAAACATATAAAAGAAAGTAATCCAAACATTGAACGTTTTGTCACACTTAGCCCAAAGACTGAAATGGCACGTAGATTTCATCTAAAGAACGGTGCTACGATTTTTAAGGAAAATGACGAAACAGTAAACTATGAATATATTAGTTTATAAGTAATTTGCGGGGTAGGGAAGTAGTAACCCGTCAGGCTCATAACCTGAAGATCGTCGGTGCGAATCCGACCCCCGCTTAAAAGTTTGCCGGTTTAGCTCATTTGGTAGAGCGCCGCTCTTGTAAGGCGGATGTGGTCAGTTCGAATCCGACAATCGGCACCAAATAAAAAATAAGAAAGTTTCGGAGTGTAGCACAGCCTGGTAGTGCGCTGCGTTTGGGACGCAGAGGTCCAAGGTTCGAATCCTTGTACTCCGACCAAAGTGTTTTAACTAAAGGAAAATGATATGACTTGTAGAGGATATGATCCAAAGGCCGTTAAGATCGGCAAACCAATAAAGCTGGTGGCTGCCGCTATTCACAATCCGCATCTTCGTGGATCATTTATTCGGGGATATGTTACTATTGAAAAAGAAAATTCACGTTCACCTGGTGGAAAAGTAGACAAGAAGTAAGAGAATTATGCATCGTTAGCTCAGTCTGGTTAGAGCATCTGGTTTACATCCAGAGGGTCCGCGGTTCGAGTCCGTGACGATGTACCATACAATGCGGGATTAGTTTAATGGTCAAACGAAACCTTGCCAAGGTTTAGTCAGGAGTTCGATTCTCCTATCCCGCTCCAAAACAGTTTAACATTTAAAGGAAATATAATGCCACGTATCTCAAGCGAGAAAGCGGTAGAAGCAGTAGGTAATCGTTATAATCTAGTTCTCATTGCTTCAATTAGGGCCCGAGAATTGAAAAGAGGGTATCGTCCAAAGATAACTACCACAGAAGGTAATGGGCCAATCATTACTGCCCTAGCAGAAGTGCAAGCAGGGTTAATTGGTGTAGAATATCTTAAACGTGTGAAAAAATAATAATTAGACCCTTCGGGGTCTTTTTTTTGGCTATTTGATTCCAATAATCATAAATCGCGTATAACCCCACGTGTGATAGTCAATAGCAAGTGATCCGCTATATAGCAGAGTTGTCATTTGATATCTATTTTGTAACTCTTCTAGTGAAGTTACACTCTGTGAAATATGCCATTTATCGTTATCTAGGGGCATATTAGTGGATTGAAGACATACAATGCTTCCTGTAGGAATGTTGGTGTACCATGCAGTATCTTCAAATTGGTCTACACTACAATTAATATAAACGGTGTTACTATCATAGGTAAACGCAACAGTGCTAGCGTCAACTGTATGATTATAAACTTTTGGTGATTCGTATAGCCAAGTGTCGCATATTTTATTAGCGACGGCCGTGGCTTCACTATCAACATCATACGCATTGAACTCCGCATAGTAATTGGGCTTACGGACTATCATCATAAAGGCTAATGTGTTGTGCCAAGCACCGAGAATATTAACAGTCGGGGCAGTTACGCGGTTAGTTAGAATGTTTTCTAATTCCTCACACAACCATATCTTACTTTTCACAAGACCATGGGCAAACGATTGGTATGGCGTATTCATCTAAACGTACTACTTTCGTGTAGCGTAGTATCTAATAGAGTTGAAATAACATTTCCCCACTTAATGCTATGCGTGGTTGGTTTTAATTTTTTAAGTAAGGATATCTTTATCAATAATAAGTTCAAAGTAGCACTAGTTACATTTTCCCACCCATAGCTTCGTCTTCTAGGCTCTGTAATGCCTGGTTCTATCTGCCGATACATACGTTGCTTTAACAAGGCTACATCTTCCGATCCTATGTGGCTATCGATATGTAATGCTATCATTTTACAACTAGCTTCTAGGCTATGCCCGATCATGTTACCTATTCCCGGTATACCCTTATCCCGCATAAATCTTTCATAGCTAGAAAATTCCAACCTAAATGGCGACAATAGCTTTGCTTTTTTGTCTACTTGTACCCAAGGCCAATCACCACCAATCACCGGAAAATAACTACATTGCTCTATCAACCACAAGTGTGTGGCAACGTGAGGCTCTGTTATGTGATAGGGAGCCAGATAATCATAATATTTGCCGCTAGAGTAAAACTCACCCGCATCTAATTCTATTAATATCTGTTCAACATTATGATTTCTACAAAATTTTTCAGCATAATACAAATCGTGTGTATTGATTATCATATTATCAATTTTGATGATCATTGTAATAGCCTTAACCGGTATCTTTTTGCGTAAACAAGAAAGCAATACTAGCTCACTGTCTAGCCCGCCACTATACAGAACCTCTACAAACTTGGTTTGCCTAACAGCTAGGTGATCATAGAAGATGTCGGCAATATCGCGGCCCCTCTCAAAGTCTACATCTAATAATTCTGTGGTAAAATGATTGTTACTAGCGCCTAATTCTAGTGAACATTGTTTGAAATCCTGTAACCCTACATTCCATTGCATAGTGCTATTTAGTATGGGCTGAAAATTGGCATAAATTTTGGAAAAATACCGGATAAAAATCAGTTTTAAAGGTTGACAATAAATCAATTTGGGTATATAATACACTTATGAACTCGAAAATCACGCGCAAGCGTCGTTCTGACCGAAATCAAGTCATCTATTACATCACAAATGTAGAGACCGGTGACTCCTATATCGGTTTGACGGCGCTTAGTTTTGGCGGTTCTGTCAAGCGAACCCTGACACGCCGTATGCAAAAACACTTGCAACGTGCGATGACTGAGACAAAAAATTGGAGCCTGTGCTTGTCATTGCGCAAGCATGGTCCTGAAGCATTTGTATTTGGCCCGTTGTCAACTGTTCGCGGCAAGGCTCAAGCGCATCAACGCGAGCTAGAATTGATCCGTGAATATGATCCGCAGTTGAACACATTCAAATAGATCGGGAAAACAAAATGTTGCGTAAGATTACTATTTGTGTTATAATACTATTATTAATAATAGCTTTTCTGTGGGCGCAATCACCCGCTGAAGGGTTTGTAGAGAATGAACAACAAACTGAGGTATAAAAATGTTATTGAGTACAGTTAATATTGCGTTCGACCACAAGATCACCGGTGGCAGTGATTATCAATGGTCTTGCTACGGTGCCGATAGTAGGCATATGGATTACGAGTCCGAGTTTGCCGATTCAACTGTAGTGTTTGATGGTAAAACCCAAGAAATTTATGAAGCGGTTGTCTATCCTAAATCCGAAGATATGCCCGCGCCATATCGGTGGATAAATCCTGAGTACCTAGCTGCGTATAAGCGTGAGTGTCATAAGAAACAAGTTGATCCATACAAGGCGTGGGATGATGTTACATGGTTTGATTTGGAGTTGGAATCAGATTGGCTAGAAAAAGCCCAGGCTATTTTTAATAACTTGCCGTTTGATAGGCGTATTCAAGTTCCGCTTGATTTGGAAGATGATTTGGTACTACAGTTGGCACTAGAGGCACACAAGCGAGATGTTACGCTAAACAAAATGGTAGAAATTATTCTAAAAAATATTATAGATCAGAAAGAGGGTGAGTGATGAGTAAGAAGTCAGAATGGGTTTTGGTAGAAGCAGTATCAATGTTTCGTATGCGGTACATGGTTGAGGTGCCAATTGGTAAGACAGAATGGGCCCTTGACACTGTTACTATGAACGAAGCTGGTGAATTTTCACAAGAACACATGGGTGAGACCATTGTTAGCCATCGTGTTGTTGATAAAAAACAAGCACTGGCGCTATGTGATAGTGATAATAAGTATGCATCAACATGGAGCAAGGAAGCTAAGATTAAGACTTTCTTCACCACAGCCGATCCAGCTGAACTAGCAGAAGAATAGTATGGAAAATCTTGTTAAATTCAGTGATGAGGATTGGGAAAAGTTCTCAGTATGGCTTACCGGGATGCTGTCTATCTCTGAGGTAACCGTAACTTTCACTAAGAAAGATATGACTACCCGGGTAATGCGGTGTACCCTGCAGCCCAATTTGATTCCAAAACTACCAGTAACGGAAGATAAGCCTATCCGCAAAAAGTCAGAAACTAGCATAGCAGTGTATGATTTAGAAGCGGCGGCGTGGCGTAGTTTTATTACACGATCAGTAACTGCAATTTCAATCACTATTTGACAATAAATACAGGTTGTGCTATACTGTATTAAGTTGTTAATCAATTTGGGATTT